TAACAACAGCAATCGCTTTTACTGCATCAACACTGTCGTTTAATCCACCATATATGACTACTGGGTCGCCAGTAAAGTATTTTCTTCCAGTTTGTATTACATTGAATCTATTCTTGTAGAGTTTTATATTTGAAATTAAAGAAATGATCTTAGATTTAAATGTTCTGCTGATTCCATTTTCGTCTTCATATTCGACGATAAGATTTTCGCCAGGATCAAACAATTTAAATATGTTTGAAATGTATAACTCAACGAATTCTCTTCCAGTTTCGCCGTCTACTGTTAATATTGCCTTTTCGATAACGCAAGTCGTTCTAGAAATCTCACCAATTCCTCCACGCTTTTCTAATAACTTAACATTAAAATTTGAGTATTCGCTCAACTCAACTTTGTAAATTCTAACAGAATCAAAAGTTTGATTGACAACAACCCCATCAACATCCTTTACGTTAGGGAAGGGCAAATCAACCTTAATGTAATCTCCAGCGGTGTTTACATAAACCACTTTGCGGCGTGTGTCGCCTATACGAATGTAGGAATTAACAGTGACGTCTTTTGTTACAAAATTAATTCCATTAGAATTTATTGTATTTGCGGTTACAGCGAAAACGTTAACATTACCACCAGGAATTAGTGCACTCTTGTCATAAAACGACAATCTAATTGCTTTCGGTAATTTCCATTTTCCATCAGATGCTTTCAATATATCTTCTTTTGGAAAATATACTTCAACCTCTTGACCATACAATGTTCTGAAAATAAATTTAAAGGAGTCTGCAGAACCTTTTTTAGAATAGAAAAATTTTGCTGCTTTAATTAATTTTTCAGTTGATAACTCAGTTTCTTCAGGAAAATTAGGAATAATTTTAGACTTGAAGTATTTGATCAAATCAGCTCGAGTTGTATCAACGTCCATGTAGTCATATAGATTTTTACCAACATCTAGTGTTTTGTTGGTTTGCTCCATGTATTCATAATACTTTTTCAAAAGCAATACGAATGTTGGATGATCTGCACGAATGAACTCAGGTAACTGGTTCTCAACAATCGTTGAAATGTAGTTATTCGCAAACATTATTCTACAGTCTTAACAGAAATTTTAATCGCGTTAGAATCTTCTTCGTCGATGGTTATAATTCTACTGCGCGCTGATTCAAAGTTATTTGTTTTTGGTTTTGCAATAATTCTTAAGATTTTGATTGGATCAGAAACTGATACAGGATCAAATTCTCGTAGCGAGATAGTTCCGAGTGTATAGTCTATCGTTCCTGCTTCAGCATTGAGTACTGTTTTAATGTTGTTATCATCAAAAAAGTAACTTCTTAGAATGCCATATCTGCCTTGAATGTTAACAGTAAAACTTGCTGTATTATCGAATTCGTCCTGGTAATACAATAATGCCGTTGCAGTTGTATAATTTATTCCAGGTTTATCAACAATAATCTCAGTAATTTTACCATTAACAACTACTGGGTATGCGTTAGCACCTACACCATCGCCGCTAATAACAATCGTTGGTATTGAATTGTATTCTGTTGGCGCACTTACTATTTCTATAGATTCTATTCCAGAGGAACTTCCTGGTGTTTCTTCAAAAAAACATGAGCGAATTACACCTTCGCCGTCATATTTTGTAAATGCTGGTGTAGAGTATATTCTATTTTCAGTGTCTTCGCGCGAAATACTGGTACCAAACTCTAACTTATAATTTCTAGAAGTGCCGATTTGCGGTGATAGTCGTTTTTCAATCAAAGTAACAACATCAGAGTAAGAAATAGAAGTATCTGAATCATCAATAGATCTTAATAATCTAGATAATTTAAATTTGCTGTTAAAGTTATCTAATTCAGCATTCTTAAAGTTTATGATTGCAGTTCTAGCAGTTGACGCTATAGCGTCAGAAGATTTAGTTGTCTTTGTTTTATCGTAGTAAATTTCTGCCAAAATGTTAAGATAGTTATAATCAACGTTAACAAATTCAGGTAAAACTGTAACAACAGAAACAGGTTTAATTACGTCATTGATTACTTCTAGTTTTTCAGATTCAGTTATTTCAAAGCCAAGTGTTGGTTTGGCTGCAATAAACACCTTACCATAAATCGGTGGATCATTTTCTTCACCACCCCAAACGTTTACTGATTCAAAATATGGGTAATTTTTGTTAATTAAAGCAATCAAATCTTCTTTCGTGACGCCACGATTGCTAGAAACATATGCCTTTGGTGCACTGAATCGAATTTTAGATACTGATTCTTGCCCATTTCCACCAGATGCTGCTTTTACGGGATAAATTATAGAAGTGCTGAATCCGCCTACGGAATCGATTAAACTAAACGCATTAGATTTATTTGCTGCAGCGCCATCTGTTCTTAGATAATTGACTATAACGATATTTCCATCGACGAGCGATTTACCAATAACGCCATCACCAAAATAAATTCTATACTTACCGCCACGCGTTTCTTCTATAAAGAAAACTGCGTTTTCTGATGTCACAGAAGTCACATCAGTTGATAGTAAATATCTTTCTGTTTTTAAACTTGTTGAGGATTCTTGCACCAATACTTCTATTGTACTAGTGTCTATTCCAGAATCTGGCAATTCGAATGATTGAGATTCGTTATTGGTTGCGTTGTATGGAAAGGTATATGATAATGGTTGACCTTGGTAGATAAACAAATCGTCAAAACAAAATCGATTACAAGTTGGATCATAGTCCACAGTTTTTGCATCGATGTTCACAAATGTGTATGAAACGCCGTTTAAAGGTGTTGACTGAAAACGAGTAAATTTAGGTAACGTCAATGTTGCAGTTGTGTCGAGAGCAGGTCTTGTTATCTGCAAATTTACAGTTGCTCTTGGAGAAATAGATGACACTGGAGTATAGCCCAGCATTTTAGCGTGAGAAACCACAGAATCGCGTAATAATGCTGTGTCCAAAAACATTTCGTTGGCAATCATGTTATTATAGTATGCCATATAATGAGTATTATATGCTAGAATATCTAAGATAACATTAATACCAGCTGCCTCAAAATCAAAGTCTGAGAATTCAGATTGATCTCTGAGGAAGTTCTTAAGATTATTTTTTATTTGCGCGAAGTCTAACTCAGAGACTACGAGTTTCTGGTCTGTATTTGCCATTAACGGATTTTCTCTAAGAAAAAGTTGATTGTAACTGGGGCTTCTAGATTATTTATGTAAAAACGAATAGCAACATCATATCGATTTTCTTCTGGATTAGCCTGAACTTTTATAGCATCAATGCCCACACGTGGCTCGAAATTCTCTATTGTTTTGCTTATCTCACTTTGAAGAACGCTGGCTGTAATGTATGACACATCCTCAAAAAGTAATCCACGAACTCTGGATCCAAAGGTTGGCTGAAATGGTTTTTCATAAAGATTAGTTAAAATTAAATTGCGCAATGCTCCAATTATGGCTGCATTACCAGTACGCTTTATCACATCTTTAGTGACTGGGTGCGCTCTAAAATTTAAATCTAAATCTTTATATTCTCTTGTGGTAATCGGCATCTAAACACCTTTGCTATTGGTATATTTAGCATGGTTTGGCGCAAGGATCTTCTGGCGCCTTTATATTTGGATCATTATTATCAAGGTTATCTCTTAATCCATCATCGTCGACACCAACCACTGGACGACCTGGATATGGACCAACCAATTGATCACCAGGATTTAACATATCGTTTTGAGGGATAACTCCAGAAGGCGGATTAAAGGTATTTGGATTTGTCGTCTCTGGATCATTAAATTCAATATCGATATCGTCCAATATTTCTATAAAATCGCTAGTTGTAGCATCACAACCTTGTCTTTCTGGGTTTGGAACCAGAATCAAGTCTAGATAGTCATCTGAAGTAGCGTCTCCATCTTTGCGCTTTTTCTTAGAGCAAGAGGTTGTAAAGAGTTTAATCAACCCCTTCAACAGACCCTTAACCTTGTTTATGACTGCAAGATCCTGTTCAACCACGTCTTTGACGTCATTGCGAATAGTTGTAATTCTATTTTCGAATCCAGCAATTTGAGCAACAACTTGAGAGGTGGTGAGTTTATTAATAGCGTCTCCGCGGAGGTCATTGATCATTTCTGTAATCAACGAACTACCCCTTCTAATCAGTTCAGCTTGCAATAGAGATTGCGCTGAATCTGATGCATTAGCAGCATTTACAGTTTGATATTCACCATTAGCCCTTCTGACTGTTGTACTAAACCCGTCCAGGAAGTTTTTGTCGTTGGTTAATTGACCGACAAGGCTGAATGTGCTCAAAATGTCATCTGGTGAATTGCTATCTTCTGCAAAATTAAGGGCAGATGTTTCCCCAGTAACTTTAAAAATCGGAAAGTTATTGGTAAATCTTAGTGGCTCATCAACGACAATTGCTGTGTCTGTAACAGAAATAACGAAATATTCTTTTTCGTCGTAGTATATTTTGTTATTTGCGGCTAAATGCGTCGTAAACGATGTACCACGACCAGTAATTACATTATCCAAACACAAACTATTGGCGATAAATTCTGATTTAACCTTCACGGTTTGATCTGTTGCAGTTGTAGCAAAGGCAGTATTTACATTAAAAGTTGTTTCTTTGTAGAATGGCTGAGCAGTTGCTGCGTTTCTAAATGGCACATAGACCGACAAGTAATCGCCTAGAGCATTAATGCTATTTACTTGGCGAATTTCGTTGTTGACGTTTATGAATGTTCCATTTCCAACCTTTAAAGTTCCAGTAGAACTTAATAAACAGTCAGCCAAATTCAGTGTTGCAACAGATGCACTGGTTACTATAACGCTGTTTGCAGTAACAGAAACTGTTCCAGACGGCGCAGAAGTAAATCCTTTATCAATTACTCGTCGTTCTTCACTATTAATGACAATTAGATCGCCGATATTGGTAGTAGGATAGACGCTAGACCTTAAATTTGGAGATACTACTGCTGATGATATAATATTGGCTGTTGCATTAGCGATTGATACATTACCGTAAATTCTTTGCAGTGTAAATTTGACGCTGTCGTAACTGACACCTGCTAATTGGTTAGTGTGATCAGTGAAGTCGCTGATTGTTTGAGTAAAACTGGTATCAGCAGATGTTCCTATTTCACTCAACTCTCCAATAGTAAATGGACCAATACGATAAGATGCTGCTTGATCTACTTTACCGAGTTTGTCCAACAAACTATTTCTGGCTGCAACAATAGTTGGTTCTGTGTTGCTAAACAACCCTGGAAGTGCAGCTTGTAATCCAGCGTAATTGTTTGCAGTATATCTGTCGATTTTAGCATTAAGTTCTGCTAATGGTGCAATAAATTCAGTAGATTTTTCTACGAGAGCGTTACCATTTTCATCGCGAATTATGTTCCCATTCGCATCTCTTTTGTATTGCGTTATAACTGTGCCATTGAGAAGAGGGTTGATAAAGTCTTTTTTAAAGTTATTCAGCCACTCTTTTCCACTCTTCACACTTTCAGAAATTTTCTTCGAGAGTTCTTCAAATTTACCGCCAAGGCTACCGAAACTTCCCTTTGAAAATGCAATGGGCTTCCCTGTAAACATGATTGACAAGGTCTGAAGTAACGGTAATCCTCCGATTAAACAGAGAATTATTTTGATAATTTTTCCAATTATTTTACCAATGAAGACACGTTACCTCTCTGTTTCATCATATCCAAAAGAACTTGGTATGATTTGTAAATATGTTCGATCTTGTGTTCTTCTAGAAATTTTATGTCAGATTCTGTTAGAGCCTCATAGACTCCAATTTTTTTCATGATCATGTTATATTTCGTCACATCTTCTGCTAACAAGCACATGTATTTATCCCGTTGTGTTAGCGGTCGCCGCTGCGCTGGTAAATTCAGGGGCTTCAATTGTACCTGTATCTGTTTCTGTTGACACTTGCAGAGGATTTTGAGCATCATCTGTAATGTTAACTTGCGGCAATGTGATGCTCACCTTTAATGCACCTGTAATCTTATCAATCTCAGCAATCGTTTCGCCTGTAATTGTTGGAATATTTGGAGCAGAACCAAGGGATTGCGTTACAGGCGTATTTGCTGTCTCTGTGGTCGTTGTTTCGATTGCAGAGAACTTATCTGTTTTAGGTGTTGATGCTGCGAATGGAGAATTTCTAGGTCCTAGTTCAGCTGCAGAATTTGTTGGCGGTGAGGCAGATTTAGCAACCTTACCTAATTTAGCAGTAACTGGTAGTGGCGTTAGGAAATCATGGACTCCAAATGTACTCTTTAACAGAATCCCTTCCAGTTCAATTGTTCCACCACTTAATAAAGTGTTCAACCCACCAACAGAAGCCGTTGCCGCGCTCTGCATTGTCGCCTCGAGACCACCGAAAGATCTAAATGAGTTTGAACCCAATAGTTCAACATCAAAGGCTGATATTCTGGTTGCTGCTCCAGAACCAAGATTTAAGTTTCCATCCGCCTTTATATTAACATCAGTGCCTTTCATGTTAATAGGACCTTGAGAAGAAATGTCTAAACCAGCGCATTGAATTACTAATTTACCATTAATTCTCAAAAACATGTCTGATTGAACAGTTTCGTCTTTACTTCCATTTACATAAGACTGATGATTTCCCATGGTTACATCAAATCTAGATTTTTGAGATTTAAGTTTAACATGACCTTCTGGTAAAAATTCTAGCGTAGAACCTGTTCTATGAGATAATTGCACACGCTCAAAGTCAGGAGTATCATCAAGTTCAAAGGCATGTCCAGATTCAGTCTCTGTTACATTGTTAAATGGATACATAGCATTAAATGACGGATATGGTTCACTCCACTTATATCCAGAAGCGCTGACAACATTTGCATATCGAGTTTTTCGTTGAATCTCGATAGTAGTATTTGCTATTGATGCTGGCTCTATACCTTGATATGATGCATCTTCGCCATTAACTCTTGTTGGTCTAGCAAGTCTAGAAACTGTAGGCTCATTTAATCTTGATGGATTGCGTTTTGCAGCGTCATTTGTAAATGCTAGTCCACTCGCATTTGTTCTCATCATGTAATTTTTAATTTTTCTAGGAAAATCGCTTAATGATTTTTCTTCATCGGTATATGGATCTGCGAATCCCATATTGTTTTGACGGATTTCTGCAGGTATACCAGGGACTGTACCCATTATAATTGGATATTCGCCTGTTTCACCGTCAGCAAAAAAACCGAAAACCATTGTTCCTTCTGCTGGTGGCTGCACTGCTGTTACACCATAAGGAAGTATTGGGTGCGCCCAAGGAAGTTTATTGATAGGAATTTGATTTATATCTTCAGTGTGCCAGCCAAAACATCTAACTTGGCATCGACCAAGTTCGAGTGGATCTATTCGGTTTTCGACAACACCGAACCACCAAACA